GTGTCTTGGGCAGTAGCTTCGCAAATAGGGGTAATTGACGCGATCAGGTTATGAGATATCTCAAGATCGTCTACGAGTTACTCACTTATGTGATGCTTGCAGCCATAGGGGCATCTATAGCGACATGGCTTCTTCATCAGATGGGAATCTACTATGAATAACTGCAGTTTGCGAGTAGACCGAACTAAGCTTTTTGAAATCGAGGAAACAGAGGAAGAAGTTGAGGAAAATGAAGAGGTATTTTCTATGGAAGAGTTAGAATCAATGCATAGGGAGGTTTGAATGTTTAAAAGCAAACTAAAGATTGAAGCAGTTGAGCGTGAGGATGCTTATATTCTCACTTCTCATCTCTCTTATATAACTAATCTTGGGGATAAGATCATAGTTCCCAAGCATTTTAAGACTAACTTTGCCAGTGTGCCGAGGTTTGCAAAGGTATACATAGACGATGATGATTGGCAGATTCGTGCGCCATCAGTTGTCCACGATTACTTATACAGTGCTGAATCTGTGAAGCTTGGGTTTACTAGAGGGCAAGCTGATGGGATTCTGTTTGAAGCAATGGTTGGACTTGGGATGAGGAAAACTAAAGCTTTATTAATTTACTATATATTACGTTTATTCGGAGGAGCTAACTATGAGAAACGATAGTAGTATCTATTTACCTAGATGGTTTGTTTATACGTTGATTATTATGATAACTATACCTGTACTGACTGGCTGTTCGGCTGGTGCAGTGATCAGCAAGAGTGCAAGTTTTGCCGTGTCTAAGTATTGTTCAGTACCACAAGCAGGACGCAAGGCTGTTAGAAAGGTTGTCAGTAGGGCTGTGCATCCAAATGCCATTGCAATAACTTGTTCAACAGATAACTAGATAAGGAGATTATTATGCTTAGATACCCAGCACCAGAACAACCAAAGAAGAAGAAGACAACTAAAACACCTACTAAGACTACTAAGAGTAAGTAAGGAGCTGTAATGACTTTTAGAGAATTAATAAACGAAGTCCTGATTCGATTGAGAGAGGACACTATTGCTACGGATTGGTCAGGTAACATCAATGACTCAACCACGGTGACTGCATATCAGAAGGTTATTGGTTCTCTAGTTAACGATGCTAAGAGATCCATTGAAACTTACCATGATTGGTTGATCCTTAGAGAGACAAAGGATATAACTACAGTTAATGGTACTAAGAATTATAGCTTGGCTTCTGGACAAGAGGTTAAGGTTATTGATGTTGTTAACCAGACAACCAGCAACAAGCTTGTACAAGTTAATAGAGCTTATATGAACTCTGTTGCTTATCCTGTTGAAGCTGATGGAGAACCTATGTACTATGCTTTTAATGGTGCAGACTCTAGCAATAACCTGAAGGTCGACTTAACTCCAATACCTACTGAAGCTCAGACTATCTCTTTTGATATAATCAAATACCAAGATGAACTTAAGCTTGCAGCTACTTCAGTTAAGATACCTGACAAGCCATTGATCTTAGGAGCATGGGCTAGAGCTATATCTGAAAGAGGTGAGGATGGAGGTACACAAATGACCATCACAGCTAAGGAATCTTTAGAAAGCTTGAATCAAGCTATCCTTATAGACAGTGGCAATACTCAGTTTGAGAGTGACTGGTATGTCAAGTAACCTAGAGTTCAGACCTTTAGATAACATTGGGATCAATGGTCTTAATACTCAATCTAACCCAACAACTCTAGACCCTAGCTGGCTAACAGAAGCAGATAACATTGTGTTGAGAGAGTCAGGTCGTATCTCTTTCCGTAAGGGTCTTAAACAGAATATGATTACTACCACCAGTAATGTTCCTATTGGTGCTATTAAAGAACATAGAAAGTCTGGTGCTATCTTAGCTGCTGTTGGCGATAAGATGTATACAGTTGACTTTACTGCTCCTACTGCTCCTTGGACATCTGCTTATACAACCAATTCATCTACCTCTGATTGGGAGATGATAGACTTTAATAATGAGATTTACTGTGTCCAAGAGGGAGCTATTCCTGTTGAGTATGATGCTGGAACGTGGTCGATATTAACCAGTGCATCAGGATACAATGCCCCTGCTGGAGTAACTACCTTTAATCCTAGATGTGGGACTGGTTACTATGGACGATTATGGGTAGGTGGTATAACAGAAGAGAAGGATGTTGTTTATTACTCTGACACGTTAAACGCACACAAGTGGTCTTCTGGAGCTGCTGGATCATTAGATCTAAAAACAGTATGGGGTTCAGATGAGATTGTTGCCATTGAACCTTTCTACGGACAGTTGGTTATCTTTGGTAAACATAACATTGCCATATACCAGAATCCAAATGATCCTAATACTATGTCATTGACTGAGGTCATCAGAGGAGTTGGATGTGCTGCTAGAGATTCTGTACAAGCTGTTGGTGACGATCTGTTGTTTCTATCCGATACAGGTCTACGGTCACTTTCTAGAACTACTGAGCTAGATAAAGTACCTCTTACTGAGTTCTCGGTTAATGTTAAAGACACGTTGATTAGACACATTGCCCAAAGCAGTAACGTCAAGTCTTGTTATGTTGAAGATGAAGGTGTGTACGTCATGTCTTTTGTTGATAAGAACATAACCTATGTCTTTGATATTAAACATAAAACTCCCAATGGTGTTCCTAGAATAACTATGTGGAACTTTGATGGTAACAGGAATCCTACTAGCTTAACTTTCACTGATACCAAAGGTTTCTTAGTGGGTCAGAAGACAGGATCAATAGCTACCTACGAGGGTTACTATGATGAAGATTATGTATCTGGTGGTACTCCTACAAGTCATTCTTATACTGGGAGCTTTCGTACAATCTGGATTAACTTAGGTAACTCTGCTATTGCTTCTATATTGAAGAAGCTGAGAGCTATTATTGATGGTGGTTCTGGAACTGTGGTGGGTGTACAATGGTTTAAAGACTTTAGTCCAACCCCTAGTCCTACTTCATCCTTTACACTTAATCCTACAACAACAGGAACAGTCGCTAGATATGGAGCTTCAACTTCTCTCTATGGAACTTCTAAGTACACACCTCTTTATGGTCTTAGAGAATACTCTTTGAATCTTACTGGGTCAGCTAAGTTCTTACAACTTAAGCTTAGTGCAGAAACAAAAGGTTATGTCGCATCATTACAGGCATTATTATTATTATATAAACAAGGGAAAATACGATGAGTAACTATACTATTGCCGTTGCATGGAATGGGAAGGATGCCTTATCTGACTCAGATCCAGCCAAGGTTATATCGGGTGATGACTTTCATACAGAGTTCTCTGCCATACAGACCGCAACAAACTCTAAGGCTGAGTTGAATGGTTCAGCAACAGAGTCATTCAGTGCGACTACTGCTGTCAGTGGGACTAATACAACACAGGTTGCCACAACTGCTTTTGTTCAGTCTGAGTTTACCAAGGCTAATATTAATGGTCATGCCTATCCTGTTGGGTCTATTTATACAGCCGTTGTAAGTACAAACCCAGCGACATTATTAGGAGTGGGTACATGGTCTGCATTTGGATCAGGTAGAGTTCTTGTTGGTGTTAATACTGGAGATTCAGACTTTAACACTGTTGAAGAAACTGGTGGTTCTAAGACACATACGTTAACTATCGCTGAGATGCCAGCGCATACTCATCAATATAGAAACCCAATGGGTTCTGGTTTGTCAGGTCATCAATACTCAGATCATTCTGGGTGGGATCAAACAGGATCAACTGGTGGAGGTTCTGCACATAACAACGTACAACCTTACATCACAGTATATATGTGGAAGAGAACTGCATAATGAAAGACTTAGATGAACAGCTTCCGTGGTTTCGTGAGAAGTTAAATGTTTGGTTGCTACAAGATCAACAAGCCATAGAGTATTGTTTGTACATGATTAAGACAGCTCACTTATGGGATGACCTAATAGATAGGGACACGGACTACAGTGATGAAGACATTAATGATATGTTTACTTATCTTCTTGTGGAGCTACCTTCTAATACGTTTTATCAAAGGAATATGTCTACTCTTGTTCCGACCATAATGAATATTATTCTCAAGTGGCATACCGCCAATGTCTTTGAGAAAGAGAAGAAGAAGGGAGACTTGGACAAAGCTTATGTCTTGCGAGCTGAACTCTACCAATTGTTTGTTATATGTGCGACCTTGTTGGGTGGAAAGAAATGGGGTCTTAAGGTGTCTCCTGAGATATGGAGATGTTATGTAGAAGAACTGGATGTATTTAAGAAAGAGATGAATATGAATAACATAGGAGAAAGCCATGCCTGATATTGGTGGTATATTCGCAGCAGAAGAGTCTGAAGATGCAGCATTTGAAGCTGCTGATAGGGCAGAAAGAGAAGGTAATATAGCATGGTCTAGACAGTTACCTTGGAATGTAGATGGTCCATTTGGAACAACCAAGTTTACTTATTCTACTAATCCAGAAACAGGATATATGGAGAAGCAGCTTGTTGGGATGGAACTTTCTCCAGAATTAAAGAAAGAATATGATCTCTCATTAGAAAGTAGGCAAGGTCAGAGAGATGCTATAGCTGGATATCAAGGTGATCCTGATAAAGCAGCTCAAGCTTATTATGATAGATATAAACAAATTGTAGCTCCAGAGCAAGAGTCACAGGTATTAGGTTTAGAGAACAGACTTGTCGGACAAGGAATGTTAGGTTCAACAGGTGGAGCTGGTCAGATGCAAGCTCTTAGACAAGCTCAGTATGCCACAGATCTTAATGCCAGAATGGAAGCTGATGCTCAGGTTCAAGGAATGATCGATACTTATAGATCAAGAGGAGCGCAAGACTTAGCCAGTGCTGTGTCACTTGGTAATCTTCCTGCTTCTTATGCTGCTATTGGGTCTGGTCAGGGACAAAACTTGTCTTCAGGTGCTTTGGGTGTTGCTGGGATTATGACCAATGCTGCTAATACTAGAGCGCAAGCTAAGATCAATACTGCTCAAGCTTACGGTAAAGCTATTAACCAAGGAATAGGTATGGTTACTGGTGGTATTGCTGGAGGTATGACTGGTGGTTCAACTGGTGCTTTTGCTGGTGCTTTAGGTGGAATGGGATAACAGGAGAATATTATGACTTTAAAGTACACAGCACCTAGAGGTATAGAGGAATTTGTTCCTAGGGGTGTAGCAAGTGGAATGTTAGCTTCAGATGAAGAGTTAACGGACAAACAGAGACGTATGGTTAAAGCTATAGATCCTGACTTATCTGACTCTATAGCAGGGATTGATCTCAAGGAAGCTCAAGCAGAATATTATAAAAGTAATAAGTCTGGGTTGACTGTTTTGCAACAGAATAAAGAGACGCTAGAGAAGATCAAGTCTAAATATAGAGGTCATCTTAAAGAAACAGTAGGTAGAGATCAACTAAAGACTTTTATGGAAGAGAGTTATGGTCATTTAGAGAAAGACATTGAAGGTAGTATACTTACTGGAAATGAACCTGTTCTTACTGGTATTAGTTATAGTTCTCCTGAATCAGTTATTGGATTTATGCAGGATAATAAGAAGCATTTAGGTATTGATTCTCTCAGTACCAGTGAAATGAAGGCACTTAGGAAGAGGTTAATAGATAATTACAAAGAAGCTTTGGAAGCAGGAGCAAAGGATATTATGTTTAGACAGTCTGCTCTTCCAGAAGGTGCTGCTAAGAAGACTTCTGATCCTAGTCGTACTATTACTCCTTCTAATCTCGGGCTTAATGCTAGTACGAAGCCAGCTTTAGCTCAAGAACCTCCAATGACTCCAGAGCAAGAGGAAAGAAATTCTCAAGAGTTAGTCCGACAATTAAACAGGATTAAGGTTCATGTCAAGGGAGATCCTAATCAGTACCTTGCTATGGCAACTCCTATACTCAAGCAGTTAGAAGAAAGAATTAAAACTGCATATCAAGGACAGCCAGAGCTTATCGAAAAGTACATAGGAAACATGAACGCTATAGCTAATGAATTTTCTAAATAAGGAAAGCTAATGCCTTCTCAAGACATACTAGATAATAGACAGAATGTCATTGATGTTCATAAACCAAATCAAGGAAAAGAAGGATTTTCTTTGTGGTATTCTGGATTCACAAGTGGACATGAAATAGAAACCTTCGATGGGATGAACTCTTGGTTATCGGGAGGAATCAGTGGGCTTGCTTTCTCTAAGTTATCTTCTGAGGAAGACCAACGTAAGTGGGAGATTGGCAGAAAAGCCATGGAGTTTGGAGTCGGAACTATGGACTCTATCTTAGATGCTTATCGTAAACAAGGTGAGCTTGAAAACTTTACTGAGGAAGAAGCACAAGAGATTAGAGAGTTGATGGCAAGAAAAGAAGCTATCTTAAGAGATCTTGATTATGTTTCTAGGAATAAAGATGGAGATCTAGATGCCCCAATAGATGTTGAAGGGCAAAGCATGAATCAAAGGTGGGGTGTCTCTGAAGAAGATGAGATGACCTCTCTTGATCTTCTTCAAGCCATTGTCTCTAACCCTGTTCATACTTCAGGTATGCTTGCTGGAATGTTAGTTAAAGATCTACCTCTTGGTGTTGCTACCTCTCTTGGTCTTACTGCCAAAGGTTTAAAAGGTGGTGAGATCATGGCTAAGTTAGCTAGAGGTGTTAACGGTATTCAACCTAAAGCTCTTAAGGGTCTTGTTAAAGCTGGAGGAACAGTAGCAGGGTCAGCAGCTTTTGGTGCTGCTTATGAAGCTGGTTACTCTAAGCTTAATGAAGGAGAAGTTAAGTGGGGGGATGTTGAAAGAGGTACTGAGTTTGGTGCTGCTTTTGGTTTGCTTATAGCAGGAGCAAAAGGAACAGTAAATGTTCTAAAGATTGAGAGAGCTAAGGCTAAAGTCCGTGAACAAACTAGAATTGCAGAAGAGCGTAAGGCAGCTAATGAACCTAATAGTTTAGACTATAAACCTAGGAAACCTTACGATCCAGATAACGTGGAGTTTGATTTAGTTGGCTATCTTGATACTTTGCTTTCTAAGGAGGAGGTTGCTCAGGTTACTAATATGAGTAAAGGCATTTTCAAAGATCATGCAAAGATAATCTTTCCTAATCTAACTTCTGGCTACTCTGTTATATCCTTAAGTAGAGCTCTAAAACAAGGTATTGTTACTAGGAAAGAGACTCTTAATTGGGATGGTTCTATATTAACTAAAATAGGAAAGGATATAGATGGTGCTACGCATTATTACATTATTGAGAATACTGCAAAAGCAAGAGAAGCTGCACACTTACGGGAGGTTGGAGGTTTAGATTCTAAGCAATTAGCGAAGAAGATTAACCTAGAGTCAGCTACACCTAATATGCTTAAGAACTTATTTAATAAAGATGCTTACCGTGTCTTTAAACTTACTCAAGCAAAAGCATCAGTTCTAGCAAGGATTCAGGGAGAAGCACCACCTAAGCCTGAGTTTATTATTTCAGAATTAGATCGTATCTTTAAGGATTATAGAGTTAGAAATGCAAACCCATCAGAAGCTCATGTAACTGCCAGTGTTAGACAGTCAACAAAAGGTAAGTCTACTAAGGATAAACCTACTAAAGATGAACCTGTTGGTGAACCTCCTATAGCTAGGTTTCCAGAACACATTAGAGAAGATATTACAGGGTTATCTAAACCTAAAGCTCCTAGTGAGAGAGCTAAACCTAATGTCGCTATAACAACCTTAGATAAACATAAACTACCACTGGCTGGAGCTGGAGCTGCTATAGCATATGCTGTCTCTGAAGAAGAAGATGCAGCAAACAAAGCATTAGCGACTGCTCTAGGTATTAGTCTTGCACCTCTTGCCTATAGAAAGTTAACACAGTCTTTAACTACAATACCTAATGATATTGCTAGAGCTAAGGTTCTTGCTGCTAAAGGTGATGAGGG